TCTTTAGAAAACTGGAAAATAGATCAGGCTTTGAAATCTGCTATTACTTTAAAGCAATTAGACGATGAAACTTTTAATGCTTTTTTATATCGTTGTAAGAACGATGCTAAGAGTATTGGATTGAACGCAGCAAAAGAAGGCACAAAAATACACGCTATAATTGAGAAAGGATTCTTGGAAGGAACTAAATCTAAACCTTATAAGATAATTAAAAAATGGTTAGATAAAAACTATCCTAAAGAAAAATGGATAGCAGAAGGATCTTTCTGTGCTAAAAAAGGATACGGAGGTAAGATTGATTTGTATTCTGAATCAGGAATCTTCATAGACTTTAAAACTAAAAGTAATATCGAAGATAAAGATCCTGCTAAATTAGTATTTGATGATCACGGTATGCAACTTTCAGCTTATGCACAAGGTTGTAATGCAAAAGATCCTGAAAGAATATCTATATTTATTGATAGAGAAAATATAGAAACAATTAAATTTTTTATATGGGATAAAGAATCTCATTCTAAACACGTAGCTATGTTTAACAGTATCCTTACTTACTGGCAGCTTGTTAAGAATCACGATTCAAGTATTAAGTAATGGCTAGAAGAAAACCAAGAAAAGCTAGACCAAAAGAAAAAGGAGTGCCTAAAGGGTATGACAGTAAATGGGAACACAGTCTGCATACAGGAGTATTAAAGAGCTGGGATCACCATTCTGATTACATTGAATATATTATTAAAAGAAAGTATGAACCAGACTTTGTTAAAGATAAAATTATTATAGAAGCAAAAGGAAGATTCTGGGATCACGCAGAGTATAGTAAGTATGTATGGATTAGAAAATCTTTACCTGATACAATGGAGCTTGTATTCCTTTTTCAGAAACCTTTTTCTCCTATGCCAGGGGCTACTAAGAGAAAAGACGGTACTAAAAGAACACACGCTGAATGGGCAGAAACAAATAATTTTAAGTGGTACACAGAAGAAACTTTACCAGAGGAGTTTAAATAATGATTGATTATAAATTCAACGAAGAAAATACAATAGAACAAATAAAAAGATATGTAGATAAAACATATGAGAAACACTACGCTAATGAAAAGTATCAAGCAACTGATATGATTATAGATGCAGGACACGGAGATGGTTTTTGTATGGGTAACATTATAAAGTATGCTATGCGCTATGGTAAGAAACCTAATCCTGTTACTGGTGAATATAAGAATCAAGGTGACTTATTAAAGATTATACACTACGCTATTATAGCTATACACTTATGGGTAGAGGATAAAACAAATGATAAGTAGACTATTGTATATGATACCTTTTTTTGGAATGATAATTGGCTCATACTTTATGTGGACTGCAGATATTAGAGCAGCATTGATTATGGCAGGACTTGCTCTAACACAAAGTTTAATATGTTTCTTTTATCTTGTTTTACAAATTATGGCTAACGGAACAAACGGAACATTAGAAGTAGAGGTAGAGCTTTGGGATGCTCTTATGCCTGTCATCTTTTTGATGCTATCTTCTATAATATATTTTTTAATTACACTACAAATTACAGAGGCTTTTGCATTATGAGTGTATTAGCAGGGCTTGTAAAAAAGTATAATTCAGTTTATAAATATATTTACTATGAAAACGCACAATTTGTTTGTCATTATTGTGGAGTATCTGCAGATACAGTAGACCACGTTCCTCCTTTATCCTGTTATGAACACGCTAAAATATATTCTAATATAAATTTTGTAAAAATTCCTTGTTGCAAAGAATGTAATTCTTTAGCAGGAGATAAATTTCATTTAAACATATTTGAAAGAAATGAATTTTTATTTAACAGATATAAAAAAAGATATAAAAGACTTTTAAATATGCCAACTTGGGATAAAAAAGATTTAAAAGAATTAGGATTTTCTTTAAGAAAAAAAATTAAAAATGATTTAAATAGAAAAAACATAATTGAAGAAAGAATTAATTTTATTAAAAATAATTTAACAGAGGATTTTGCATTATGAATACACAACTACCTACTAACTATCAACAGTTTATACATCTAAGTAGATACGCTAGATGGAATGAAGAACAACAACGCAGAGAAACTTGGAACGAAACTGTATCTCGATACTTTGATTTTTTTGAAAAACATTTAAAAGAAAACCACAATCTAAGTAAACCACAGTTCGATGAGACTAGAAAGTATTTAGAGAAAGCTGTGCTTTACTTAAATATTATGCCAAGTATGAGAGCATTAATGTCAGCAGGTAAAGCATTAGAAAGAGATAATGTAGCAGGATTTAATTGTAGTTATGTAGCTGTGGATAATGTTCGATCATTTGATGAAACACTTTATATACTTATGTGTGGTACTGGTGTGGGTTTTAGTGTTGAGCGTCAATATATAAATGAATTGCCTGATCTTCCTGAAGAGTTACACAATACTGATACAGTTATTAAAGTAGCTGATTCTAAAATAGGATGGGCTAAAGCATATAAAGAATTATTATCTTTACTTTATGCAGGACAAATACCTACTTGGGATGTTTCTAATATCAGACCTTATGGTGCTAGATTAAAAACATTTGGAGGAAGAGCAAGTGGCCCTGCTCCGCTTGAAGAGTTATTTGATTTTACTATTAATATATTCCGTGATGCTATTACAAAAGGACAGCGTAAGCTTGTTTCTATAGACTGCCACGATTTGATGTGTAAAGTTGCAGAAGTAGTAGTTGTTGGTGGAGTAAGAAGAAGTGCTTTAATCTCTCTAAGTAATCTTTCAGACAACCGTATGCGCAATGCTAAGTCAGGTGCTTGGTGGGAAGACAATCAACAGAGAGCTTTGTCTAATAACTCTGTAGCCTATACAGATGTAGCAGAACCAGGTGCATTTATGCGTGAATGGTTATCTCTGTATGAATCTAAAAGCGGTGAGCGCGGTATCTTTAACAGACAGGCCGCAGAAAAACAGGCATCTAAAAACGGAAGAAGAGAAGAATACAAAGACTTTGGATGTAATCCTTGTAGTGAAATTATCCTACGCAACAAACAGTTCTGTAATTTAACTGAGGTTGTTGTAAGACCTGATGATAATGAAGATACTTTAATAGCTAAAGTAGAAGCTGCTACAATTCTTGGTACGTTCCAAGCAACACTAACAAACTTTAGATACTTAACTAGCAAATGGAAACATAATACAGAAGAAGAATCTTTACTTGGTGTATCTCTTACAGGAATAATGGATAACACTAATATGATAAACGGTAAAATAGATTTAAATAGATTGAAAAAAATATCTATTGATGTAAATAAAGTATGGGCTAAGAAGCTAGGTATACCCCAATCCGCAGCGATAACCTGTGTGAAGCCTAGTGGAACAGTTAGTCAACTGGTCGATAGTGCCTCTGGTATTCACACTAGACATAGCCCATACTACCTTCGTACAGTAAGAGCAGATAAGAAAGATCCATTAGCAAGAATGATGGTTGATGCAGGAGTGTATCACGAAGATGATCTTACTAAACCAGAACACACTTATGTCTTTTACTTTCCAATGAAAAGCCCTAAAGGTGCGTTGACTAGAAAAGATTTGTCAGCTACTGAACACTTAGGAATCTGGAAAGACTATCAAGACCAATGGTGTGAACATAAACCCTCTGTAACTGTTTCAGTAAAAGAAGATGAATGGTTAGATGTAGGTGCTTGGGTATATAAAAACTTTGACGATATATCCGGGATTTCTTTTCTTCCTTATTCAGATCACTCATACAAGCAAGCTCCTTATCAAGAGATAACTTATAATGAGTATAGAAAATGGCTAAAGAAAACAACGGATGTTGTTGATTGGTCAAAGATTACTGAGTATGAAACTGAAGATAATACAGAGAATACTAAAGAACTAGCCTGTAGTGCAGGCACGTGTGAGATAATTTAATGGCAAGAATAAAAAGGGAAGAAGCAAAGCTGTTAGCTTATACAGTTTTGTTCAACAAACAAGGACAGTTAATAACAGAAAGAATATCTACAGATATTAAAAAGCTAAAAAAGTTTTTAAGTATAGAAGAATTTAACCTGTTACAGTCCGTACTACGAAGTGCGACAACTGAATTAGACGCAGTACATAATAAAATAGAAGCGGATCTAAACGCTCGAATAACATAAAGGAGAGATGATGAGTTGGTGGAATAAATTTAAACATTTTTTTAATGGAACAAGTGAAGAAGATTTTGAAACAGTTAGAGCTAGAGATAATAAAGGTAGGTATGTAGCTGATGATCCTACTACTGTTAAAAACGAAGCTTATACTAAAAGAAGAAAAACTAAAAAAATTTAACTTCCTTGTTTAATTGTAATATTAGAGCTACTTCCTCCGTTAGTAGTAATCTGATTTACTTTACCTTCTTGCTCAATACGAATACTGTATGAGCCTGCTTTATCTACTTTCATTTCTAGAGTATCTTCTATAGCTCTAAGAAACTTTAAATGTGTATCCGTTACAAAAGTACTTATCTGAGTATTACTGTCGTATCCTACTGCAGTTCCTTTTACTCCATCAGCAGACAAAGACTTTTCAGCTTTTTCTAATTCATCTACATCTTGTATAATATCTAAGAGGTCTTCAAGAAAGTTTCCTGCCAGATAGTCTATATCTAGCTCTGTGTATTCTAATTCGTTTTCTTTTAGTTCGTCTGTATCAAGCTCGTTAAAGTCTAACAAGTCTACATCAAGTATGTTATCTGCTACTGAGGTATCTTCTTCTGAATCCTGGTCTTCTCTTTGAGGAGGATTGACAATCAACATATTGTCTATCATATCAACAGTAAGATCAAGAATAACAGCAGGAGTAGGAGCTGTTTCAAAGTTATAGACTGTAGTAGCTTCATAAGGCTTGTTGAGTATCACTTGTCCTAGAGCTGTATCTACAACTATTTCTCCACTAGCGTTACCAAACTCATCAGGCAATAGTATCACCAGAGCTTCACCAGTTTCTTTTACAGTTATAGTAAAGTCTGTCCCCCTTATTCCAATTGAAGCCGAATGGGTACGAATCTTAATATTATCTTTTGGTATGCGTGGTTTCTTACTAGATATAAAACGGCCCGTGCCTTTAACAAAGTTAAGAGCCATTGTAGACTTACTAGGATTAGGATCAAACACAAACTCATCAATAATAACATTGCTGTGTTCTGTTAAACGTATTGTAGTATCATCCCTAAACGTAACACCCATCCTGCCCTTTGCAGTCTCAAGTTTATCCATAGCATTAAGAGAAAAAGCTATAGCACTTTCGTATGGTTTATCTCTTACTACTCTGGTGTTTCCGTTTAGTTCTGTAATACTTCCTATATCAACATCCAACTGCTGTGCCTTGATCGTCCTGATTAACGCATACCGTTCCGTTGTTTCCGTTAGATACAATGCGC